TAACAGCACCCGAATATTCGAATGTGATTAGTGAGTTGGAAGATTCAATTAGAGCAACCTCTCTAGTCTCGTCCTCACCTTCGATCTGTAGGATGTCACCTGATTCAATTGGAGGAACAACGGTTGCCGCGATAACGTCAACGTCAGAACCAATGTAAGAGAAGGCGACGAAGGTTGAACCTGCACGAGGAACTTCAGAGAAGATGATTCTAGAACCAACGATCTCAAAACCAATTCCAGGTTCCTGAATAACACCGTTCAACTGACAGATGATATTGTTTTCAGGGAGGATAGTGTTGGACTGTACACCATCAGTCAGTGTAAGTGAGTAGAACACACCACCAAGTTTCAAGTTGAAGGAGTTCCTCAAGGAGTCGAAGTCGAATGAGATGTCATCCAACTGTCTCAACTTACCGACGTACACACCGTGGAATGTAGATCCAACAGCAGGTGCTTCAGTGAACTGGATGTTATCAGAGAATGCTGTGTAAGCATTGTTACCACCAGGAGGTTGGAGGATACCATTCACGAAGATCATCATATGACCTGCTGGATCTGGGAAGTATGCAGTACCGTTTGTTTGTGTTAACTTGAAGTTCTGCTGAACACCATCAAATCCTCTGAAGAATCTCTTCACACGCCCGCGTAGGGTCTTAGCGACTGAACACGCTGCTCTGAATCCTGCATCACCAATGATCTGAGCATTCTTGAGGAATGTACCAGAAGTATCACCAAGGTGAATAATCAAGCGAAGACCGATTTGTTGGATCTTCTCAATCTTACCGTAGGCAGATGTTGTGGTGATATTGACCTGTGTAATACCAGATGTGTAAACAGATGGGAAGTTAGATCCAGGTGGAATCTTAGCAAGTTGATATGCTGAGTCGTTTGCGATAGATGAAAGGTTGTCACCGATACTTACGAAACGTCCAGTCTCATTTGCTAGGTAGATTGTATTGTTATCAAGGTCGTGTTCAGTAACAACGAAGGTGTGACCAACAGACTGACCTGAGTTTTGGAGTTGTAGAACATCACCAACGTTAAATGTATCAGTAACACCAGTGTCAGTAATCAATCCTGCGTACACGAAGGAAGTAATTTCAGTAGAGTGGATGTATTCACCAAATCCAGGAAGGAGTGTGAATGCTTCAACTTCGATAATCTGATCGGTAACAGAACCGTAGATAACATCGTTAGGAGCAAATTCTCCAACAACAGTTTCAATGTCGTAGGTAATTCTACCTGATTGGTTATCGATTAGGGAACCATCATTGTTTCTAACGATAAGGGCGTTTGCTTTACCTGTATCTTCCTTAGAATAAAGGATGTCAGTAGCAATAAACTCACCTTGCTTGAAGTTGACCAGTGCTCTATCGTGAATTCCTGCATTCACAGTTGCAGTTGCACCTGTTGTGAGTCCTTCGATATTATCAGAAGCGATGAAAGCACCACCTGTTATCTCTACCTTGATGTAAGTTGAGTTATCAGTTGCGATAATTTTACCAGTGTTTGCTGTAGCACCAGTCTTAGCAATCATCTCTCCGTTAGTGAATGGAGTTCCACTACTTGTAACGGTGATAGGAAGGTACTTAACCTTGTAGTTGACAGTAGCGAGGTTATCCTGAATTCTGATAACTTCAGCATATGCACCCGATGATGTTCCGTAGAATATATCAGCAGGTTCAATACCACCAGATGTAGGTGTAGGAATAATACGATCACCATATGTGGTTGGAATCCTAGTGATACCAGTCTCTCTCGCGATTGAGAGTGTATGAATTTCTCCTGGAAGTCCAGGTGTTAGAGATGTAAGTTTGTCTCCATCAATGTATTCTGCCAAGTAGATTTTGGAAGAAGTAGTGTCTGGGTGGATGTAGTACGACGCCCTGTCAAGTTCCACAATATTTGTACCCAAGACAGTGTAATTAACTCGGTCATATGCTTCGAATGGATGATTGTTTTTAGAGATAGAACCATCAGAGTTTACATCAACACCAACGTCAATTGTTTGCTTGAGGTAAACAGTTGGCAACTTCGATTCTGCAAGAGCAGTGTAGACCAAATGCCACAACTGCTGAATCTTATGTACAGCAGTCATCGTAGGACGCATCTCTCTATCTTTGTAGAGAGGTTCGAAGTTATAAGTTCCAGGTTCGGGAGCAGTACCAGCAAGGATATGTTTGATCATATCTGTGGTTGCTGTCGCGTGGAAGATTAGATAGGTTCTAAAGATATTAGGGAATGCGACGAAATTACCCTCGGCATCAAACCAAGTATTAATTAGTTCGATTGTTTTAGCGTTACTATCAGTCAACAAGTCATAAATGTACGCTTTTCTGATGGTATCGCCAAATTCTTGATCACCAGTGTATCCAGAATACTGGTTCACTGTCTTGTAATATGCTTCTCTATTAATATAGAGATCATTGATTGAGATCAGGCGTGATGCCTGACGATACATTTCAGGAGCAGATCCCAATGTATCCTCAAGAAGATCAAACAGAATGTTTGAAGCAGATGTTACGTTATAGCAAACACCACCACCAAACAGTAGAGTATTGTTTAGTACAGGTGCGTTTCTACTAATACCTTGGTTAGTGAAGTAACTACCGTTTCCAGCAGCAGCATCTTTAACAACACCGATAACAATGTCGAAGAGAGAACTGATAGTTGAAGATTCAACGTTACAAGCACCAGATCCTGCCTGATCGTATGTGATAGTGAGATCACGAACAGCGGCACGTTCACCTGTTAGAGGCCACTCGCCTGGTAACGTACGTGAGATGCCATCTATGTAATTCTGTGGGTTACTTGTACCACTGTTGAACAGATCTACAGTGATTCCCATCAATGATGTGATAGCAGATGCTTGAGTAGCACATCTTGTTGCTCCACCACCACCTGTGATCCAACTGATTGAGTTAGTTGTAGAACTGATGAATGTGTGGTTATAGTTACCACCACCCTGTACAGCATTAGATACAGCGCCGACGTATGTATGAGGATACTGTTCACTAGAAGGTGAAGGGTTAACATTAACCTTGATTCGACCATTCTTAAACTTGATTCCGTTTGCAGCAGCACTGGTAAATGTGTGAGTGTAGTTACCACCAGCAGAGATTGCGTTAGGTGTAGCACTTACAAATGTGTGAGCAGTTGTGTTGGTTGAAGGAGTTCTGCCAGAAGCAAGAACGTTGACTGTGACTGTAGTTGCAGTAGCAGCAGTAACTTCAAGAGGAACATCGTATGCTCTATCCTTCTTCCAAGTAACACCACCAGATGTTGCTGAAACAAAGGTGTGTGCAGTAACGTTAGTTGAAGGAATACCATCAGAAAGGAGAACCTGAACCTTGAAGGTATTAGCAGTTACGTTAGAGATTTCCAACCAAGAGTTTGATGCAGGGTCACTGCTTCTTGGATATGCGTGGTTAGTTCCATTACCATCCTGAGCACAAGTAAATGTAACTCCATTATCAGCAATCTTGATTTGATCACCATTGGAGAACCCGTGCTGAGGAATAGTCAGCGTCATAATACCAGTTGTACCGTTATAATCAGCAGCAGTAACTGTATGAGTTGTAGTTGTAGTTCTAGGATAAGAATGGTTGGTTGCGTTATCGTCTTCCTCACAAGTAAATGTAAGTGAGTTAGGTTGAATCTTAAGATGTGATCCAGTAACAAGACCGTGACCATTACCAAGAGTCAAGATCATCAATCCTGTAACGGGATTGTATGCAACGTTTGAAGGCGTGAAGTTAACTGTGCCTGTAGTACCAACGTTTACAGTAAATGTATCTGTAGCAACGTTTCCAACAGGAAGGTACTTGTTAGCAGCAGGATCAGATACACGAGGATATGAATGAACAGTATAGTTGTTGTCCATATCACAAGTGAAGTTCAGGGAGTTGCTGACAATCTGAATGTTGTCCCCGTTTTGGAACGGGTGGTCAAGAACCGTAAGAGTTAGAACACCAGTTGAAGGAACATATGTTGCATTAGTTGCAGTCCATTCAGAATCACCAATCTCAAGAACAGTTAGAGATTTACCTGATGCATAGTCAGTAGAACGAGGATATGAGTGGGTTGTAGCATTACCATCCTTAGTACAAGTAAATGTAATTGCATTGTCAGGCAACTTGACGTGTCTACCAACATCCAAGGTGTTGGAACCGATGTCAAGGAACATATCACCAGTTGTTTCATTGTATATTGCGTTCGTTACATCGTAGTTAACGTTAGCAGTTGTACCAACATTGACTGTAAATGTAGAACTTGTAGAACCTGTAACGGGGAGAAGAGCACCGTTTGAAGGATCAAGAGGTCTTGGATAAGTATGCTCTGATTGATTACTGTCAAAGTCACAAGTAAACTTCAATCCATAAGTTGCAATCTGAACAGCATCACCTGTTACCAGACCGTGACCAGTCTTAGTTAAGACCAAATCACCTGTTGCTGGATTATAAGTTGCGTTTGTGGGAGTTAGTTCACCAGTTGTTGAACTGCTAGAGTCAATAGTAATAGTAGTGTCATACTGAGGATAACCTTCAGTGTAACCATTAACATTAACTAACTGCTGTCTCATCACCTCAATAGCGATGTCACGTGCCTGTTCGAAGATGTACTTAACTTCAGTAGACTGTGAATTGATGTGCTGGATAGCGTTTGCATCAGTAATATAGAACTCAGTTGCATACCAGACCTTGTTATTACCACCGTACTTAAGGTTCCACGCCATTGCTTCAAGGATGTCAATAACATCATCGATACAAGACTGATAACCATAACCACCAAATGTAAGGTTGGGGTATTGAGCATATCCACGTCCTACAGCAGTAGAAGCGATAAATCTCAAGTTATTGAGGATCTCGTTACCTGCGTCGTAGTGCTTATTAGTAGTAGCGTTATTATCATAATCACCACGTGGAACTCCACCACCAATAGCATTTCCACCTTGTCCACCGCCACCACCAGCACTGAGATCTTCGAAGGGAGTAAACCCAAGTTTATTGCGGATCGCGAGAACTGACATATCTCTCGCCATCTTATAAGCATAGATTGTCTCTTGTGATTGACCAGTGACGTGACTGAGACCCATATCTGTATTCAGATAGAGTGCTGCAGCATCATATACTTCACTGTTAGAAGAGAATCTCAAATCGTGAGCAACAGAGTTGATGAAATCAACGATGTCATCCTCACAATGAACCTTACCACCAGGAACTCTGAAGTTGTAATGCTTGAATGCTGATGTCTTAGTTACAATGTCAACTGCTTCAGCAGCGATAGTACGAGCATTTCTTTCAATGATATTTGCAGAATCAAGTGCTCTATGTGTTCCTTGGAAGATCTTAGGATCGGGAGGATAGAATGTGCTCTCTGTAATTACTGATCCAGTTAGATCGTAGTTGACAGTAGCATCATATTCTTTTCTGTATGCAGTCAGGTCACTATATTGAAGTTGATAGAAATCATCAATAGTATTAGGAGTTGTACCTACAATATTAGCAATGTTCTCGTTTCTACCTACCAAGAGGTTCTGAAGTGCTTTATTTGCAAGGAACTTGACGTGCTCAAGAGCATCAAGCATTGCAAGCAATTCGTGCTCAATATAGTTAATATTACTCTGTGAATCAAGATAAGAATCAATCATACCCTGAATATTAGAGTTACCACCAGTAATCAAGTCACCTGCAACAGCGGGCACGATGTGATCTCTAATATCTCTAACACACTTCTCTCTGCTAGGAATGTCAATCTTATCAACTTGGATAAAGTTGACCATAACGTTCCATTCTTGCTCCATCATAGAGACTGCTTCATCAGCAATCGCACCACGGTTGAAGTAAAGAAGATCAGCACCATCTCTAAATCTATGTCCTGTTGGAGACATAACTTCCAACATATTGTCAATCAAGTCAGAGATGAAAGTTGTAATTGTAGATGATGCAGGAGATGCGAAATAATTAGGAACTCTAATTCTGTTTGTGTACTCGCCAGTTAGATCAGTTGCATCTTTAGTAATGATGTCAATACAGATCTTACCAACTTCACGCCAAGTGTAGATTGACTGTAGAAGTTCACCGTTGATATGCTTCAGAGCACCAGATCCTTCTAAGTATCCTCTACCTGCAACGATTGTGTGATAGTTACCACCCAACTTAAGGTCATCGATAATAGCAGGGATGATAAAGGAATGAGTATCGCGAATACACTTATCAGTACCTTGACTTGAAGTACCTGTGTCACCTGGAATAGTAAATGCAGGATATTTCGCCTTCATTCTACCAACTGCTTCTTCAGCGATCCAATAACGGTTCTTATAGATGATGTCACCACAGTCTCTATAAGCATCACGAGAAACATCAACTTCCTCTGTCATAATCTCTTCACGCCAGAGTTCTACTCCATCGGCATTAGCAGAAGAGATGATAGTCTGTTGATATGTCGCGTAGACAGCAGAGAGTTCCATTGGGAATGGTGCTTCTCCGTTGAAACCAAACGAGATGTCAAGAGCACGGAAATCATAAACGGTGGGGGGTGTAAACCCACTAGAATAGCTGGCGGTTCCTTTTCTGATAATAAGGTTATCCATATTACCTGTGAAAGTCTCACCATTGTTCCAAGATGCACCAACAGTGATAGGACTATTACCATAGTCTGAAGCGTCAGTGTAATCTGATCCAACCTGTTGTCCCGCAACGAACAGTTTGGTCACATTAGATGCTCTGGAAATAGCAATGTGATACCACTGATTTGCATTAGGAATAGCACCTGCACCAGTGATATGGTCAGATGTAGCAATACCAAACTTCAGTGATGTACCCTGTAAGAAGATTGAACCAGCACTGCTGCTGGATGCAGTTCTGAAATCAACAAGTCTTTGTGTTCCAGATACAGTTGTAGGATAGATCCACATCTCAATCGTATAATCACCAGTGCCAAAGGCAAAGGCAGCATTAGAAGCGTGGTTGATTCTAGAAGATGTACCAGAGAAATCTAGTGATCCTGTACCAGTTCCAGGGTTCAACTTATCAACAGTAACGTTGTTATAAGTGATTGTGGAGTTTGTGATGTACTCAGCAGCAGTGAATGCACCAGTAACACCTTTTGTATATGCCCATTTAGAACCAGCATTGGTTCCGATGATCTCTGCAACAGCACCTGAAGATACGCCTTTCAGTGTTTGACCGAAGTTGAAGAATCCACCAGATGATTTGTCCTTATAAGAATGCTTGATAGAACGGATTGTCTCACCTTCAGTAAAGGTGTATGCTGGTGCAATTCTAGGAACATTACTAATAGACCACTGATAAGTTGCAGGATCAGCACCAGTAGGATCTTGTAAGGTATCAGTAACAATTCTGAAGAAGTTTGCAACAGCAGATGTTTGAGCAACACAAGCATTTGCATTAGGAATTGTAGTTCTACCTTGTGAGTAGTCTGCCTGAGGTGCAGTTGATGTAACTGCTGCTTGGAATGCCGCTCTAGTACCTGGAGATGCACTTGTACCAAGGTTTGTAATCAGAATGTCCATCAGTGTAGTGATGGCAGCAGCAACTGCCTGACAGGTCGGAGACGCAGTGTCAGCAGTGATAGAAATAGTTACTTGGTTCCAACCGTGTGATCCTGCCTTAGTGACAGCAATATTTCTCATAATATCGAGAGACATTGCCTTTGCCTTAGTAAAGGAGTTGACAATAGTATCTCTATCACCAGATGTCACACCATAATGAAGGATTCTGTCTGTTGCTTCCCAGATGAAATCGTTACCACCGTGTGCAACGTTATAAGCAAGTGCTTCAATAACATCAACGATGTCTGATAGGCAATGCTCATCTCCACCAGATACGTTATATCCTGGGTTCTGAGTCTTAGCATAATGAAGTGATTCGTAAGCAATGTACCATTTGTTAGCAAGTAACAAGGTTCTAGCGTCACCGTGACTGTTGCTTACAACTTCATATTCTGGAGTGATGGTAAGATCTTTCCACTGAGACAACGTTGTGTGCTCTGTGGTGATGTTAACCATATTAATACACTGGTTAGCGAGGTCTCTCGCTTGATTCATTGCATATACAGTCTGTGCTTCCTGTCCATCAACGTGATATACACTATTATTCTGAACATAGAAGTTTGCAGCATCCCAGACTTCAGAGTTACCATCGTGCTCAAGTTGCCAAGCAATTAGGTTGAGCATATCAATGATGTCATCCTCACAGTTAACATTGCCTGTAGGAACGGTAAAGGAGGGGTAGAAAGCCAACATTCTGCCCACCGCTTCTTCAGCGATGAAACGATTATTCTTCACAATCGCTTCAGCAGCGTTATTAGCACGAGTATCGTGTACTGATCTAATAGAAGAGTTACCGAAGTAGATCTTCTTGAGTCTGATGTTAGTGCCAGGTGCAAAGTCATTACCAGTTAGACTGTCATAACGAATCTCTTGGTTTCTAACTGCTTCAAAATCTAGGAAGTCTTGGTTGTTAGTTGTCTCAGGATCGTATATTTCAGTTGGGTTAATAACAGTTTCACCGATGTCATCAAGAATAACGTTCGGGAAGGTAATTGAAGGAACTCTCTGGAAGACAAGAGCAAAGAAACTAGATGAAGGTGAAAGGTCAACAGTATCAATAATCTGCTGAGATACCTCATCCTGATAAGGAGAGATAGTAGAAACAGTTGCTGCAATGTTAGATCTTGCAGAGTAGATTATGTCATTGAACTTGATCTCAAATTCACCAGTTTCAAACTTAGCAGTACCAGATGTTCTAGAAACAACCAAAGAAGTATTGATGTTACCATCATCAAGGTTGTTCTCTTCAATAATTGCAAACTTACCATCAAGGTTAGTAATCCTCTCACCCTGTTCGAAGATTGTCTTAGATGAAACGGGGAAGATACCACCAGTTCCGTCTCCTGCAACACCGATTCTAGAGTTGAATCCAGTAGCACTATTAAGAATAAATTCACCCTCTTGGAATCCGCCGTTTGGTCCGTTCTCAATATTAAGAAGGTCAATGTAGTCAGTACCAGAATCCACAACAATACCAGTTGCTTCAGAGATAATACCTCTGACTCTATTACCAACTAAGGGGAAAATACCACCAAGTTCAGAGAACTGAACACGAGTAATTAAAAGTTGAGTGAAGGTAATATTTCTAAACTTAATTCTAGAAGGTGCCTTTGGAGGTTCAGAGAATACAATAGAAGGACCTGATGTAGAGAATGAATCTCCAGGTGCCTGTGCAACACCATTAAGGAGAACAAACATCTGATCTTCAGTCGCAGTAATGGAACCACCCTCAACATTCAGTGGGAACTGAGTTCTGATACCATCAAAGTCTTCAGAAATGTTATCAATCTTCTTAACGATAGAAGTTAGAATTTCCTCAGAGTTAGTAAGTCTCTTCTGTCTGAAGAGCACTTCAGTGTTGTTAAACTGAGTGTAGATCGGTTGTGCGTTAGCAAACGATGTAATCTGGTTAATATTAGTAAATGCGTTGATATTAACTTCTTTAACAAGATCAGATACAACCTTTCTTCCAGAAATATCCTTACCACCAGTGATTGCTAGTTCACCGAATAGGTTGAATCCAACAGGGTGGTTTGTTTCCAGTACAGGTTTTCTCCACTGGTTAATAGGTGTTTCAGACTTAATAACGTAGGAGAAGTTCTGATAGAAGTAACTATCTTGGATTTTCTGAACGATTTCAGATGGTTTACCAACGTCATCGATAAACTGACCTGGAGTATTAGTCAGTGAGTCAATATTAAGAGTACCACGAGCGATTGAGAGGTTATCAATCAAACCAGAAGCACGAGAAACTTCACCAGTTACACGCTCACCTGGGGTCCAAACACCGTCATAGTTCTCAAGTTTAAGAATTCTAGGTCCAATCTGCCAACCTTGGTTAGTAGAAACATAACCTGTAGCAGATGCAAGTTCAAGTGAAGTACCTTGATAAACAAGTTCACCCTCAAGGAATCTTGAAGTTTCAACGATAGCAGTTGCTTGACCACCAAATACTTCGGTCAAGAGAATCTGTCTACCTTCACCTTGTGTCAAGAATGTGATATAAGAACCAGATTCAGCGTCAAGTTTAGTAAGTGAAATTCTAAGTTGGTCAGATTCAAGACTATTTGCTTCACCTGCGATAGCATAGTAAGTCTGACTAGAAGACAAACTAACCAAACCTGCAGAACTTGGTTTTGGAAGGATACCAACTGTAGATCCAAGGTCTTCTGCTCTCAACTGGATTTCAGCACCAGTAGTAATACCGTGTGGGAAGTTAAACTGTAGGTAACCTAGGTCAATGTTAACAACGTAGTTAAATTCTGACTTAAGTGTGACTGAAGGTTCAGAACTGTATCCTGCACCAGGATCTTTGATGATAACTTCGCTAAGACGATTGTTCTTAACGATCGCTTCAGCAGCAGCACCTGTTCCACCACCACCTTCGATTACAACAGCAGGAGTTGAGGTATATCCAGAACCAGGGTCTGTAATCTTGATTTCTGCAAGAATAGCGGTATTAAACAACTGAAGGTTCACTGGGAAAGTGATTTCAGGTCTCAAAGTATAGTCGTGAGAATAACCGAAACCAAATTCGTTGTTCTTAAGTTTCTTGATACGTCCGATGCTCTTACCTTGTAGGAATACAGAAGCACCTGAACCTTCAGAAGGAATCACAACATCGAGTGATCCACCTGAACCAGCAAGTAGAGGTCCAAGAATTCCAGGAATAGCGTCAATATCGATAGATGCTGTTGTGTATCCTTTACCAGCAGAGGTTAAAACAACGCTAGTGATGACACCAGTGAAGTCTCCATCATCAGTAACAGTGATATTACAACTTGCACCATCACCATCTCCTGCAATAGGTACATTATAATAGACACCATTCACATATTCAGTACCACCGTTAAGAATACGAACCTTTTCAATCTCTCTGTTAGATGCAATATCAGTAACGATAGGTAATTTCTGATAGAATCCACCTGGATTGACCAATTTAATAGTTGAAATAGGTCCAATTGCCTTAATTGATGTTGTAGAGTAGATAGAACGTGGATTTCCAAACTCATTATTACCTACAGGAGCGTTAGATTTCTCTGGTTCGACAAGAAGTGGGAAGTCAAACTCCAATCCATCACTAGAAACACTAGAAATGGTGAATGTGCCTTGGTAAGGAGACTGAATAACGTCAATAAATGATCCTTCACCAACAGGAGAGTTGTCTGCTGTGGTTCTAGATGGGTCAAAGTAGTATGAGATGTTAGTAATATCTTCATTAATGATGAATTTAACCAATGGAGTTGGTGAATCATCATCAGTAAATCCAGGTGTACCCTCTCTAATGATGTTAATGAATGGATATTCCAGTTTATACTGGTTATCTTTAGAGAATGATAGGAAGTATCCAAGGTTAGAAGGATCGTCAAGGTCAAAGAGATACTGATGTCCTCTAACAAATAGGAACTTAGGATGCTTAGCGTAGATATTAACGTTAGAAACAGAAGAACCTGTACCTGAGAAGGTAGGATCCTGAACAGCAGTGCTTCTTATACGGAATGTGAAGTCTCTACTAGTGAATACTTCTTCAACAAAGAATGAACCGTTGTATTCATTAGTAGCAAATCTCTCAGTAAAGATAATATCATTTATTTCATAGTTGTGTCTGCTAGTAGCAGAGCAGTAAACAAGGTCAGTATTTGTTAGTGCTTGTGAAGGAACAACGTCTTTATTGAGTTTTGCCTGAAGATTGAATTGTTTAACACCAACAAGACCACCAAATGTTGCAATCTTACCAGTTGCATCCACAGCAAATGTCAAATTAACAGCATCAGCATCAATAGTGTCTCCTTTAATAAAGTCGGAGTCAGCATAGATCTGTTGAATTCTAATAGTATAGTCAGAAGCATTGAAAGGTTTCCAAGATGCAAATGCTGCAAGAGTACCAGATCCGTGAACACTGTTCGCCAAATCTACTTGGAATGAACCTGCAGTCGATGTGAATGCCCAGTTGATATTACCATCAGAGACAGTACCTGATGTATGTACAGGGGCAATAGCACCTGCAGTAGCAGTTGTACCAGATGTATAGATCTTACCGTTACTATAAACAACATCACCAACTGTATAGTTCTGATTTTGCTCCCAAACAGGAGTTGTGGTAAGAACGGTGAACTCTTTGTCCATCTCGTTCACATCACCAGCAGTTGATTTTAGAAGTTTAGAGGTATCAAACGAACCAATAATCTTACCGATCTTACAAGAACTTGTTCCAACCTCAACGACAGTACCATATGCAGATACAACATCGTTACCACCAATCACAGAATACTGTTGAAGAATTGACCCTTTAGTAAAGGTAGCATTCTGATTGAATGTAATTGTCTTAACAAGGTCAATAGTAGCGTATTTTGCATCTCTAATATAGAACTTAGGAATAACCTTAGTAGTAAGAAGCAATTTCTTACCACCCTGTGTAGGAATAGTTGCAGTTCTAGTTGCGTATGACTGGTCAGTAGATGTAACTGTATAAACTCCAGGGACGTGGGTTGATACAACATCTGAGTAATCAAGGATCTGAATACCAGCAGGACCCATAATCCAAGGGTTAACAGCAACCGACTGGGTATTAAACGTATAACTGCTGCTGGCGGCGACGTTTAGGGTATGTCCTGTCTCTACATCATCCAGAGAGAATGAACCAAGTTTTGTCTTATCTTTATCAATCTTATAAACGAATGCTTTAGAAACTGAGTTTGTTCCAGTAACAAGACCAGCAGTGAATGCATCTGTGTACTTAGCAGAAGGTGTAACAACAAAGTTGTCAATCCAACCAATCCAGTTGTTAGTAGAACTCGGAGTTGAGATAGGACCAAGTGTTGCCTGCATCATATTAACGTCAACAGTAGAACTGTTAACTGAATGTGCTTCTACACCATTAATGTAGATACGATAGATGTAAGAACCAACTCCAGGGCGTTGCTTAGAAACAGCAACGTGAACCCACGCCTCAGAGTTAAATGAAGTCCAGAATGTTGTACCAGTAGAATATGAGGTAGATCCATTAAGATCAAGGAAGATCTTACCGAAATTAGCACTACCTGAAGTACCATCAACACCAACTTTAACTTCTTGAGTTAACTGAGAGACAATACCGAAGAATTCTGGTTTAGATGCCTGTGCAGCATATTGAGTATTACCAAGAGCAAACCAACCTTCCATTGTCCACTCAACACTAATATCAGCACTTGTACCATACTGAAGGAGCATTGAGTTAGGAGCATCAAGTTTCAGTGAAGATGCACCATTGTAGAACTTAGTATTATCAATAACAGCGTTGCCTGTGGCAGCCCACTGCTTGTTTGTACCAGTTTTTAGAGTGTCATTGTATGTTTCATCAAAGATGTTGTCTGCAGTGTTCCAGTTGAAGATAGCAAGTTGATCTGCCTCAACTTTATTACCAGCAATCAAAGTATCACCAGAGTTGTCATTTGCAACACAAGTGGCGTGATAACCAATACCACTTGTCTCTGTTACTTCAGCAGCAGAGAGAACAGCACCTGTATTCCAAGAAATCTTGGCACTAACTGATTGAACAGCGTTGAAATCTCTTTCAACAACTGCACTAATGTCAATATTACCAAATACATCAAAAGTAACACCAGCATTCTTGATAGAAGTGTAAGTTCCAGTAGGAACGTACATCTTAGCAACTGCTACTTGTGTATAGTCTTGATTGTCAAATTTAGCGTAAAGAACACCGTAGTTCTTAGCATTTGTATCGATAGCAGTTGCAGTTACATAAACTGAACCATATTCATCAATAGCAAATGTAGGATCAGCAAACTGGTAAGCACCAGATTCGATTTGCTTAGACCACTGTACCTCAATAGTAGCAGTATCGTAGTATGTCTCACCAATAACAATGTTAGCAGCACCTGCAGGGTCAGAGATACCACAGAAGAGGAATGTATCGTTAGTTCTCCACTCAATCTGATGAAGATGCTCACTTCCAGCGGCAGAAGCGATCTTACGCTTCTCCATAACAGATCCATCAATATCCATCAATGCAACCCACATATCGTCAGGTGCAGTGGAGTTTGAGTCAGTATAACCAGCAATCATCACACGACCGTCTTGGTCAAGTCTGATGCTAGAAGCATAGTCTCTTCTGGTAGATCCAGAGATACCTGCAATGTCACGCTGCCACTGAATAAGACCATCAGGGTTGTTAGCATTGTCAAAACCTGACCGATACTTAGCAACAACAATGTCAGGGTTGTGAGTTAGGTTACTAATATTTGGAACAGTCTCACCAATACAGTAGATGTTATGAGGATTAGAGTTCTCAATATAAAGTGACTTCCACTCCAATGACTTATCATCAGTTGCAGGAACGGTAGGAATTAGAGTACGCTTCCAAAGCAATCTACCATCGCTATTAAACTTAGCAAGAACACCTGCTGTATCTCCACCTGCAACTGTTGTCTTACCACAGACATAGAAAGTACGATCATCAGCAACTTTGATGTCATTAATAGTAAGAGTAGATCCTGCTTCTTTAAGGAATGCTAAGAAATAAGTTGCTTTCTTGAATCTCTGAGGATGAGAAACACGAATCTGTGGTGGATTAGTTTCAGAGTATCCTGAACCAGAGTTAATAATATTAACAGTTCTTACAGCACCACCTTCATCTCTATTGATGTCAATATTGAAATCTTGACCTGAGTCAGTAATGATCTCATATGTTGGAGGAATGTCATCAGAATATCCAAGACCTTCCTGATCAACAGTAACTCTTTCAACACCATCGATCACTTTCACTCGGAAAGTCTTATTAGTGTCATCAAGAATAGGTGTGCTGTTAACAATGATCTGATCATCTACACGCAGTTCGTGCTCAGTTGCAGTAGTGATACGTCCATATGGTCTATCATTTGTGATATATGATGTGTAACCTGCAATATCTAAACCTTTAACCGCTTCAACTTTTGCGGAGGCTCCGAAACCATCAGTTCCCTCGTTATCAAAGTATAGTTTATCATTGACTTTATATGATATACCTGGGTTCTCAACCACAAATCCGTCAACTTTAGCGTCTTCGAACTTGGTCGTAGTCTCAATATCAATATCAACAACTGATCTTGTAGAAACTTTAGGGTAGTAATCAAATAATTGTAGTACGGGTTCTTCAGTGATCTGAATAGGTGTGGTGTCTTCAAGGTTATTGATGAGACCATCTCTATTAGTATCTTCAATTTCGAAGATAAGATCCTCACCAAGTTCAGTAACAAGAGTATCAGTTGCTTGGTTAGGTGTACGATCAATATCAATATCCACATCCTCGTAAGGATCACGGAATCTAACCACATCAGCAGGGATATTGGTCTGTACAGCATCTTGAGAGAAGTTCCACTCATCAGGTGATGAATACAACTGAGGTCCACAAATGTATGGGAATACAGGGTTACCAGCATCAGTTGCGTCAATTGATACAAAATAAGCGTAAACACCTTCAGGGAACTGAGGAGTCTTACAGAAACGACCGTTATACTGGTCTAGATCACCCTCTTGGAAGACATATTCATAGTCATCAATGAATGATCCTGCAATATAATTGCTAAGAAGAGGACCATCTGCGCGAACTGGGTTAGGGTTAGTATCAACATCATACAGAAGTACAGGTTTGATTCTATAAGATGAACGAATTCTTCTAACACCAGATGACTGGTCAGTGGCATCAATGTAACCATAAGGTCCGTAGATAGGGTTACCATCGAAAGCCCAACCCAAAATAGGAGAGTGTTGGTATCCAGTCGAAAGTTCTTGTAGTTGCTGTGTTGACTGATTCTTGAATACGTTATCACCAAGAACGTATCTTAGTTGCTTAGGATCTGAAAGGTGTGCATATTCACCACCGTATTGTGTATTATATCCTGCAAACACATAACCACGTGCTGTATCAAAGTTTGCTCCAAGTTCATCCTGAAGGTTTCTAGTCCACTCAAATACAGTTGCAGTAAATGATGCTAGTTCACCAACCGCTTCCAAGCGGATAGTAGTATTACCAGTAGTGTAACCAATACCTCTGTTTACAACAGTAACACCAATAACTTTACCTCTATCTTCACCAACGGTACCGATAGTTGCTCTTGCAATGGCACCATAACCGTCTCCATTGATTACAATCTCAGGAGCAGTTGTGTATCCTCTACCTGCAGCAATGATAGCGATAGAAACGATTCTACCGTTAATGATGATTGCTTGAGCAACAGCACCTTCACCAGAGTTCAACTTAATAGTAGGAGAACCAGTATAAGTCGAACCTGCATTATTAATACTTACAGATTGAATAGGACCACGTACCTGCGCGGTAGCAGCACATCCAGTACCACCTCCACCAGAGATGGAAACATCAGGTTGTGAGATATACCCTTGACCTGGGGTCTCAACAAGGATCTTGGATACTACACCATTGGTAATAACAGCGGTAGCAGTAGCACCGAATCCACCACCACCCACGATAGAAACAAGAGGACTAGAAGTGTAACCAGTACCCCCGCTAGTAACTGAGATTTCACTTAATGCACCGTTAACAACAACACTTGCGCTGGCACCACTACCGCCACCACCATTGATTTCAATAACAGGAGGATTAGCAGCATCATACCCAACACCAGGGTTATCAATAGTTATACCAGTCAATCCACCAAACTTAATCTTAGTCTGTGACTTATAAGACCAAGTAGATACACCGTTTACCCAAGCACCAATAGGACCGAAGGATGTGTCTGTACGTCTAGAGATTGTATTGATAACTCTAGGGATACGGATCAACTTACGTTGGTTTCCAGGAAGTAGCGCAGATCCTAAGAAAGGACCAACCTGATAGTTTGGAATACCAGAAGATGCAATGTATGAATAGTTGTCGTTAAAGAATGTATTCTGTACGTTGGTAGTAAAGTCTCTGATAGCAACGCTAATACCCTCTTCAGTTGACTTACCTTTGTTGAGGTCAACAGAAAGAAGGATATTACCCTGTGGAGAGTTAGGAGCAGGTGCAGGAATGTTATATTCAAACAGTGTGTTACTGATACGGGATGTTACCAAGAAGGTACCGTTGAACACAGTTGGGTTTGCACCATAGATGGTAACAGTGTCACCAACCAGTAGACCGTGGTTATTGGAGCAAGTAACCGTCGCAGTCTGGTTATTAAGACCACCAGGGACAATTTGAGAAATATTGATTAGTTTTTTAACGTTGTACAACCAAGAAGTGATTCTTTGGTCATTAGAAGTCGAACCAAGTGATGCAACGTTTAGTTTGTCACCAGGAAGATAGTATGAACCATTGTCAGACAATACAGTGGATTCTGCATCAGCAATACCAAGAACACGTAGTTTACACTCAGTTTCAGTGCCACGGTTTACATAAACGAAGATGTCAGAGTAAACAATAGTACCAGCATCCCAATCTTCAACCACATCGTTCTTAGAACGAGTACATTCGATGAACTGGTTTAGTGTTTTCTCTTTATACTGTACAACTTCCTCGTCATTGATACGGATTGTACCGTTTCTTTCTGGCCAACCGATAGTAGAGTCAACTGTAATAATGGACTCAGTAGTAGAAAGTTCCTCAACAAGGAGTGTTCTGTATGGGATAGTGAAAGAACCCTGCAGTGTTTCCTCAGAAATTGCAAGTTCATATACAGTACCAACACCAGTATCGATGGCAATAACGTTCTCAATCAGTGCAGATGCACCTTTTACACCAGTATCAACAGGATCAACGTACTGAATCAACTGTGAATCGAGTAGATTATCAATGTTACCTTCCAAAAGTTCTGCTCTAAGAACAGTATCTACGTTCCAAGTTGCAGCAGATGGTTTGATAATCTCATCTTTAGGATAAGAAACATCGACATTTTCAGAGTAAAGTATCTTAAAGAGGTACTGTGTGGAGATTTTCGTACCTTTCGATGCGTAAAAATCACCAATAGTCTTAATAATCTGCGGAGCATTAACTTTATTATAGTCAATTTCCGCATTTGGAAGATATTGATTTACGAATCTTCTGTATAATTCCTTAGCAAAAAGATTATCTAGATTACTAATCGTACTTCCAATAGCGTGAGAAGACTGTTGTAGATTAGATTCTTTGCTGTATATCTGATGACCTGCTTGGTCAAAGGAAGTAACGGCGGATACTCCGCGTTTTACGTTGATGAATGCTGAAGGTTCGTATCCTGTTCCAGAACTATGGATAGTAAAACCTGTAATCTCTCCAAAACCAACGTCACAAGACGCTTCTGGAGCAGGAGGAGCAGCGATAAAGACCTTAGGAGGTTCTGTATCAGAGTATCCAGTACCAAAGTCAGTGATATTGATGTCAGTGATTTCACCGTTGAAGATGGTAGCAACTGCTGTTGCACCAGTACCACCAATAGGTTGATTGTTAGAATCCTTTCTATTATCAACGATATACACAGATGGAGCATCGGTATAACCCTTACCACCTGTCAATAGTTCAATATTAGTAACTCTACCACCAGTACAAGATACATCAAGGATCTGTGCACCAACAGGGTCAATAATCTTTGCCCTGATGTTACCTTCATATCCTTGACCTGAGGAAATAATATCAATTCTGTCTACTCTACCGTCAGCATCAAGAACTGCCTGAGCAGTTGCATTGATAGCATTATCCCCAGTAGGAGGATCCATATACACCAAAGGTGCAGTTGTATATCCTGAACCCCTGTCTACAACTGAGATTGATCCGACGACGATTGATCCGTTTTCGACTGTAGGATTGGTGCAAGTAGCACCACCAGGATTAACAAACTTAATTGAAGGAATGCGGTCATATCCACTTCCTGAAGAAGTAACACGCAGTTCCGAAACACCTTCGATTTCATCAGATACAATTGCTGTAATGGTTGCTCTGCTGCCTTCTGGATCAGCAGGTGCATCCACAACTACCACAGGAGGATTGTTAGATGAATAACCTTGACCAGCAAATAGAAGTTGAGTGTTCTTGATACCATTTACAAGTGCTTCTGCAGTAGCACCAGAACCAGGACCTTTATTTGACTGAATAGTGATCTTGGGAGCAAAACTTACTCTGTAACCAGTACCACCATTTCTAACAAGGATGTCATTAACTGATGCATCTACGATTTGGGAGACTGCTGACGCACCTGAACCAAATTCAGGAGCAATCAGTTCAACAGATCTTACGTCAATTGTAGCATTTTGTGAGATAGGTTGCTTGAAGATGATTTTATCTTCAAAAATTGTAAATTCTTCGAATGGTCTCTTCTCTGATCTATTGACAACAACGATCGCTGCCACAGTAGAAAGAGGACTGTATGATTGAGTATTGAGTTTTAGTGCAAACTCAGTAGCATCAGCAGCAACTGTAATGGTGTCCAGAGAACGGACTGGAACGCTTGTGTAACCAATCAGGTAACGAATGGTATTGATTGCACCTGTCAACGCCCCTGTAGTCGGTGCTGGAGGGTTTACAAAGCGTATCTTGTCGCCTTCAACGAAGTAATCCCTGTCAGGGAACATAAAATCGTTATTTACGATCACCAAAAGGTGATTTGAAGACTGAGGTGAAACTGGTTTACCTAACTGCCTTAAATTAAATTCTGTCTTTGCACTATCAAACTGAGTGTTGATAGGTTCAAATTCTTGGATTTTTCTGTCAAATTCCTGTTTATTGACCCCTGGAGTGAAAACAATGTCAGGAGAATGTGTTACAGACTCGTAATATAGAACTTCATTATCAATTTTTACAGTGCCATCTTTCTCTAAGAAGTAATTTACATTCTCAGCAATAATTTTATTCTGTGTAGCATCAACTGCTTCTAGTACAGCAGATTCAGATGACAAGAAATTTGGATCGAATTCACCCGACCCAATGTCAACATATGAAAGTATATTATTTAAAATGTCGTAAGGACGACCCGATTTCTCCTGTGACTTGTAGTATTCTGTCAACAAGTTGACGAACTGATCGTGATCCTCCTTGATAAACGCAGGAATCTGACTGCTCAGTCTTTGAGAGACCTTAATTGCTGTGTTGTGTGCAACCATTTTTTCGTATTACGGTCTTAGAAACAGGAGTTAAACTCAGGAAGTTCAAATACTGTTGTTGGATAATCAATGATATTTAGTGGAGTTCCGTCAAAGTTAATCGCAGTAAAGTCATATGGATCAAATGCTCCAATATTACTGCCATCAATTGTGTAATCAACTGTTGTGACAATCGGGTTAAAGATTGATGGGTCAACACCAGAACCAATGTTGATATTTGGTGATTTTGGAATCACCGTGACTGGAATACGATTTGTTCCGTCAGGAGTAGAATGTACATCTACAGGACCAACACAAACAATTCCATTCTTGTAATCTACAGTTCCCACTGAAGATTTGAGTGTAACTTCTTTCTCATCCTGTTTTGTAATCATAATGAGATTGCCATAACCATCATCACGGATATTTACAGGTAAAAGTGCCGAAGTATCATTATCAATGAACGATGTTGCTGAAATTGAGTTAGAATCTGTACCTTGAATGGCAAGAAGGTTCTCTGTATATCCAGTAGCATAGAATGTGCCAGTTTTTACAGTGGAATATCTGGGCAAACAACCAGCCCCACCAGTACCAGTACCATCATTTTTATCTCCTCCAGAGAGGTCATTGGGATTCTCAATCTCATTTTCAAAGTCAACACACTTGGAGAAGGTTTGACCAAATTCAAATCCATCAATATTCATACCAAGTGTCATATGAGTGATGTTACCGCTAATAGCAGGATCTGAATCATCAATCATTCTCTGATAAGCAGAGATGTCAATACGACCGTTGAATCTGGATGCAGAACTCTGTTGATTATATTGATCTACAGATGAAAGGATAGTTGTTGCAACTTCGTTGTTTGATAGTGCAGTTTTAGTGCCATCAAAGAACGCCCAAGTCTTAGGTCTGATATAAAGTGCAATAGGATCAATAATTACTGGTTCAATAGCAGCAATCGCATATTTCTGCAAATCATTCTTGATACGCTTCTTAGTGGTGGTGTTTAGTGCTGCACCAGACTTAGTACGGATAGCAACGTACACCTTTCCATACACAGGAGGATTAAGACGCTCTCCACCATATGCAGTCACTGATCTTGCAGGAGGATATACTTTTTTAGTGATGTATTCGTAGTCAGACTCAGTAACCGCCCTGTTCTGACTGTTAAACGCCCTAGGAGCGTTGTATTTGATGGATAGGGTATTCTCTAACGCTTCACCGTCTTGAGACCCGTCTATGGTCACTAGAGAGATGCCTGCATTATTGATAAAACGTCCTTCACTGTCCTGAACTCTACCAATGAAGTTAAATCGCTTACATCCGTTTGCATCAGGACCATCAGTACGAACATACTTCATACGGATGACTTCACCAGAAATCAACCTACGACAAATAACGCCATCACCAAAGATGACGTTGTAACGTAGATCATCAGTTTCTTCTAAGAAATAACCACGAGTTGTACCGTCTACATCAACAATATTCTGTACAAGGTTGTAAGTATCAATTTCTGTTGACTGTGCATTAGGAGAAATTGACACAAACAGTAAAGAAGTATCAACACTCTCTGCAGGAACTAGGTATTCTCTCTTGTTAACGTCATCAACTGTGTAAGAGAACTCAAGAGTGTTTCCTTGATAGATGATAACCTTATCAAACGTCGCAACACCATCAGATTGATTAACAGTTGCTCTGATCTCGTTAGGGAGAGTGAACGTGAATGGATCACCATTAGTAGTAGATACAAAAACATCTCCTGCTTGGAGCGTGACTTGCGTCGGATATGAGGTGCCATCACCAAGTGCTGCGGTTTGAACAC